ACTTAATGATGCCATCTACGCAAAACCTAACTGCAATATGGAAGTCTTTCCACAAGGATCTGATTTAAGTTGTATCGCTTCAGGTGCGACAGTGTATCGTTCGCCAACCTTAGACGGCGTAGCTCCTCACATGGAAAACCTTCATGAAGATATCACCTTCCTTGAAGATGTTACAGGAAAAGCTATTACAGCTTCTGAGTATCGCCAAATCCTTAAGGATAAAGAAGTAGACATTCTACTTAACTACATGCCGGTCGGTTCAGAAGAAGCAGCTCGATTCCATATCGAAAATGCTGTCAAAGCTGGTATTCACGTCGTAAATTGTATGCCTACATACATCTCAACAAAAGATGCTATGGGTTTAGAAGCTCTTGCTTTTGAAAACCAAGTATGTTTAGTTGGTTCTGACATGCGCTCTGACTATGGAGCTTCTCGTTTGTCAGAAGTCCTACAAGGTTCTATTATGGATTCTGGACTTTTGGTCACTCAACATATTCAAGAGAATAAAGCAGCTGGAACAACTCAAGGCGATATGCGTCGCACCGGTCGTACAGCAAATACAGATTTCTTGAATATGGCAGTAAAAGATCGTTTACACAACAAACACGTCTCTAAAGAGAACGTGCTGAACGGCCAAGCTGTAATACGTGGACAAGATATTTCAGGTCAAACTCTTTACGCCGGACCTTCACTTACAGTATTCCAAAAACCAGGTGCCGAGTATGTCGGTTCTGATAACAAAATTGCAAATATCGATATGGTATTTTGGGGTTGGGCCGGAGCTCGTTATGAGTTGACTGCTCGCTTATCAGTTCAAGATTCTCCAAACTCTGCTGGTATTGTATTTGATGCTATGAGATTCTGTAAAGTTGCTGCTGAAATGGGAATCGTCGGTTACCTTCGTGGTCCATCTGCTCACAGCCAAAAGACTCCACCTGTACAACTCAAAACCGCGGATTCTAAGTTTGAGTGTGATGCTTTAGCTCGAAGAGAGTTGACTAGCTTGACTCGACCACAATTAAAGTCTGCTAATCCGAAAGTTGAAGATATGCTTTACACCTTCCAAGCAGGTGCAACAGATTACGAATAAATCTTTAAAGGGTCTTCGGACCCTTTTTTCTTTAAGGACATTTTATGAAAATCAATACTTTTGACATCGATGGCGTTATTAACATGGGAAGCTTTGACGGACTTTATCCAGGACCTAATGACATTATCATTACTGGGCGCTCTCACGAAGAAACCCCAGAAACTGAAAAAATGTTGCAGCGTAAGGGCATCGAGAACCTGGTATACTTCAATCCTCTTTCTTTTGATGAAAAAACTCGCGAAAGTTCGGGTATACATAAAGGCAACACTATCAAGCAGCTCATAGAAGAAGGTTATGACGTTCAAATTCATTTTGAAGACGACATTATTCAAGCCAAACAAATTAGTCTAATTGTGCCTGAAGTAAATGTAGTTATGGTAGTCCATGATTTAGTTGAAAAAGAGAATGTAAGGCACCTTGAATGAAAGACAGTACAGGCAAAAATTATCCCGAAGCAGACCACTTTGAATCATCTCATCCAGATTATCCGATCGATAAGTATCTTAGCCTATGTGACGTTGAAAAGTTTCTCGATTTCAAATACTTTATACAAAAAGTAAATGAGAGATCGGAGTGGTCTAGAGGCCTTATAAAGGAATATAATTACAATGAGCACGCCTTAAATCCTGAAGTAGAATATTTTCATCCTACTATTACATACGATGACCGTATGGTATACATCATGGAAAACATTGTTTCGTTGCCAGATTCTGAGTTGTCTCTCTACAACAAAATTGGTAACACTATAATTTCTCACTTCTACGGGGCTCGAGGTATTCATTCAATTGCAACTCGAGACAATAATCCTAAGACTGCTCACGTTAATTTCGAGATTTATCACGTAGACGAAAAATATCGTAAATTCATAAGAAACAATTTATTTTTAGCTCAACAAGCTAAATTGCCTATTTATGGAACCACCGAACTGAGAACATCGCTCTTTGGTGCAGCAAACGCTCTCGAAAAATCTATAAACGGTAATAAAGAAGCAGTCCATGCTGGCAATATTATGGATTGGGTAGCTTGGTTAGGCGAAAACGGAATGTTTGATCGTATGATAAATTCTAATTCAGCCGAAGAAACTTTTAGTATTCTGACTGAAAACTCTGGTATAGGCTCTTATTACGGATATCATTGTACAACTTCTAATTCGGTTAATCCTAAACTTAAGTGGGACAATGATTCCACGTTCGTAAGACCAGGTCCTGGTGCACAGCAGGCTCTTTCTATGTTGTTTCCTACAGCTACATCTAAACAAATCACGAGCGGTGATCTTGTAGTGTGGTTTAGGTATAATCAGAAATTCTTTGGTTTCGGTGATATCATAATTCACGAATCTGCTAGAAACGTCTTAGATTCTGTCGGTAAAAAGATATTGAAAGTCGACCAAATTGAAATGACCACGTATTCATCCGAGGTCGGACTTTGTCAATATGGAATATTCTGCAAACTTAGAAAAGACTCTAAAGCTGCGGATAGAAGAAAGGTTGCCCGAGTAAACAACCTTGATATAGAGTCAATACTTGAACAAGCAGAACGTAAACATTTTAATACGCTCAATAAAGTAACTTTAGAAGATTTCTTTTAAATAAACGTTTACTTTTGCTGAGAACATGATATAATAGTTCCACAATAATTAATAAGGTCTAATATGATTGTAGGTACATTTAATCGTATACCGAAGAGAGAGTCTAGTCACTCTCTCGGTTGGGCTAAAGTCTGGTCAGATATGACTGGCGAAGAATTAGACACAACAAACTCGGCCCATGACACAGTTAAACTTCTACATGGAGCAAATTTTGGAGGTGGGCTAAACCTCTTTGGAGGTTTTACTCCTGAACTTGAACAGTCTATTCGAAATCTTTTACAAGCAAAGTCAATATCCTCTCTTGAGTATGAATGCCCGGACTATGGTGCACTCCTAATTAAACGTAAGGATGTAAAAGACAAAGAGTTGTGTGAACATTTGAGTGATAGACTTCGTGATATTCCAGTGATAGACTCTCACCACTACAATCTAGAGCACTTAGCAATTGGTGATAGTCACACTGCAGCATACTCTCCATCAAAGTCGGCTGTAATTAAAAGAGATGGAACAACTCTTAATTCTCAGATAAAATCTGATTTTGAATATATAAGAGGCCATTTAGAGAAAGGAAACTACAAGAGTATTACTATCTCTCTTGGCAATATTGATATACGCCATCATGTAGTGAGATTGAATGCAGACTATAAGCAAATGCTAAAACAATTAGACACTTTCGGTCGGAGTCTCGGAATACCAGTCGAGTATTCAGCTCCATGGCCAATTGAATATGAAGGAAGACGTCTTCCTAAATCTGGGTTTTATAAAGGTCAACCGTTTTGGGGATCTCTCGAAGAACGCCGTAAAGTTGTATCAAATTGGAAGACTGAAATGTTACAATTAGGCATGGACGTCGTTTTACCCCCAGAACATTGGTATGACATAGATCCTGAGCAATACGCAAAGGACTTTATGGAATACAGAGGCTCAGTTCATCTTAGCCCTAAATATTACCGCCGATATTGTCAATGGGAAAATGAATTACCTGCGACTACCCTCGACGATTTTTATCACTAATACGGAGAAATTATGTCAGATTTAATGTCAAAGTTAAAGAAGAACAGTAGAGTTAAAGATACTGAAATCTTAACAGATTCAAAGATCTTCACGAACAAAGATATGATTACAACTGATGTTCCTATGCTAAACGTAGCTTTAGGTGGAGAATTAAATGGAGGACTTACTCCAGGTTTAACTGTTTTTGCCGGACCTTCTAAGCACTATAAAACAAATATGTCACTTAAAATTGTATCTTCATACATGAAAAAATATCCAGAATCTATTCTATTATTTTATGATTCTGAATTTGGTTCACCCGAGAAATACTTCGAGTCTTTTGAGATTGACACTTCTCGGGTACTTCATACACCGATCAAGCATGTCGAAGAACTTAAATTTGATTTGTCGAATCAGCTTGAAGAAATTAGTAGAGGCGATAAGGTAATCATTCTAATTGATTCGATCGGAAACTTAGCTTCTAAGAAAGAACTCGAAGATGCTTTAAATGAAAAGTCTGTAGCTGATATGTCTAGAGCAAAAGCCTTAAAAAGCTTATTTAGAATGACTACACCATATCTTGCTTTAAAAGATATTCCACTTATTGCAATCAACCATACATACCAAGAAATGGGACTTTACCCGAAAGCTGTGGTTAGTGGCGGATGTGTTGTTGAAGGAACTAAGATTCAAACCCCTCAAGGGGTAGTTGAAATCCAGAATATTAGACCTGGAGATGTTATCTTAACGCAATACGGAGATAAGGAAGTTAAAGAGGTATGGAATCCTGACACCCTAGATGAAGGTACACCTGAGTGCTATGAAATCGAGTTTGAGGATGGCTACAAAGTTACCTGTAGTGAAAACCATAAATTCATAGTTGATGGCGAATGGGTTATGGCAAAAGATTTGGTTATTGGTATGGATTGCGAGTCTTTAAATACGTAATTAAATGAATAGTGGAGTTCTTAAAATGTATAAATATACTATACAACTAATTAAGGACTCCACTATGGATTATTTAAAAATTTATAACGATTTAATAAGCAAAAGAAAAATGGTTCCATCTGAAGAAGATTATACTGAACGTCACCACATTATACCTAAATGTATGGGTGGCCTAGATGATGAAGATAATTTAGTCAGGCTTTCAGCAAGGGAACATTTCATTGCCCACAAATTGTTATATAGACACTATAAAACTTCTAAGTTAGCACATGCTTGGTTTATGATGACGGCTACTAGCTCTAATCAAAATAGATTCATAACTAGTTCCCAATATGAATCTGCTAGGAAAGCCCATAGCAAAGCATTATCTGAAAGTATGAAAGGTGAAGGTAACAATTTTCATGGAAAAACTCATACTGAAGAAACAAAAAGGAAAATAAGCTTAGCAAATAAAGGGAAAAAGAGATCTAAAGAAGTTATTGAAAATTGGGTAGAAAAGGTTGCCAAAAAACCAAAAAGCGCCGAACATAGGGCTAAAATATCTAGAAAAAATACAGTCATGTTAAAATCATTAGAGACTAATGAAGTTATTCGAGTCCATAAAGATGAGTTAATAAACTATGATTTGAGAATCTGGGTTAACCCGATAAAGCACAAATTTATCAAAAATGGAACTTCAAAAAATAACACAATATGGATAACAGACGGAGTTAAAAATAAAAAAATTGCTTTAGGCATAGAAATAGAGGCAGGCTGGAAAGAAGGTAGAACAATGACATCTTTAAATAAAAAAGTTTTTATAGAGGGAGTTACTTATGATAGTATAAAAGATGCAATTGCAAAAGGTGGAGTTTCAAGGTCAATTTTATATAAAAGGTTAACCTCAGATGATTGGCCTGAATGGAAGAGACTCTAATGAAAAATTTATCATCAAGTGAATTCGATAGATGTATTTCCTTTGCTATAGATTTACATAAACGAGGTTTAGGGCTAGATAAGTCAGTGATGTGTTTAGCAGAAAAAATATACACTAGTAGAAAAAAAGAAGGTACAGAAGATGAAAATAAAAACAGTAAAAAGCGTTGGTAAATTGCCAGTATTTGACTTAACTGTGGACAGTGAGTGTTATGATGAACAGCAATATGCGCTAGAGAACGGAGTAATAAGCCATAATACGGGGATTTATTACTCCGCAAATCAGATTTTCATTATGGGAAGACAGCAAGAAAAGCAAGGTCAGGAAGTTATTGGATACAATTTTATTATTAATGTGGAGAAATCTCGTTTTGTTAAAGAAAAATCGAAAATACCAATTTCAGTCACTTGGGATGGTGGTATTGACCGCTATTCTGGTCTACTTGACGTTGCCCTTGCTGGTGGTTTTGTTATTAAGCCATCTAATGGTTGGTATGCTGCAGTGGATAAAAGCACTGGCGAAGAAGGTAAAAAACACCGCATTAAGGATTTGGGTTCAGACTTTTGGGAGCCGATCTTAAGTAATCCAGAATTTGAAAAGTTCCTTAGACACCAATATATGGTTGGATATAAGGCCGAACTTTCTGAAGATTTTATTGTAGAACAATCTTAACTTATTAATTAATTGAGGGAAAATATTATGAGAACTTACCCAACTTTGACAAATCCAGATAGCACAACTTATTGGATTAAACAAGCTCACAATGGAAAAGGTTATAGAATCTTTACTGAAGAGCACCTCGTAAGAAAGATTGAAGATGGCACTATTAAAGCAGAAGATCAAATTCAGCTCGCTCGTATTGTCTATAACAACGCAACAAAATAATCATTTACACTATCACATGGATGTGATATAATGTATCTTTAAAGGAGATTATAGTATGTCAAGTGTTGTAATTACAAACCTACTATGTAAAGTGTATTACAGTAAAAGTAAAACTGTTGGCGTTAGGCAATGTAAAACTTTTAATACAGTTGAGCGGGCAGAAGCTTTTGCTCGCACTACCGCCCGTACTTGCTCTGATGTTGTGATGAAAACTGAAACAACGATGAGAAAATGCGAAAGTAAAACCTTTACTCATCCTAGTCTTAAGTAAATAATTATGTTTGAACTAACAGTATTTAAAAACGTATATGACAATAAGACTCACCGATATATGAGTTTTGAAGACTGGAATAAATTTTCATCGTTTATTAAAAGCCTATCCGAAAAAAAATACTCAAGTAAAACTGATGCGTGTCTAATTTCACCGGCAGTTTACCAACACAATAAGAGTAGGTCAAATAAGCATGTATTACATTGGGGTAAATGGGCAGCCCTTGACGTCGATGACATTGAAATAGATGGAGATAAATTGTATGATGAACTTTATAGTAGGTTTGGTCGTTGGTCTTGTGTGTGCTATAGTACTGCTTCAAGCACACATTCAACGCCGAAACTCAGAGTTGTCTTTGAGCTTGCAGAACGTGTTGAAGCAGATCAAATCCGACAGTTATGGTGGGCACTCAATTCAGAATCTAAATCTGTCGGAGATAAACAGACTAAAGACCTTTCCAGAATGTATTACGTTCCAGGAAATTATAACAACGCTTTCAATTTTTACTACAATTTTACTAGTGATAATGTTATTGATCCTAATGCCCTTATAAAAAAGTTTCCTATGCCTGAAAAGAAGACTAACAACTTATTTGATAGGCTTCCGGAAGATATGCAGAAGGCTATACTTGAACATCGAAAGAGTAGTCTTAATAATACAAGCTACAAGTGGAATTCTTATGCAGATTGTCCATTCCTCAGCAAAAGGATGCTTAGTAAGTTTAAAGAAACTACTATCTCAAAAGATAGCGGAAGGTATCACACGATGTACTCTCTTATGGTAAATATCGCGTCTAATGCTATAAGGTCAGGATATCCAATAACTCCAAATGAAATCGCCTATATGTGCAGGCAATTAGACTTAGACACTGGAAACCGATACGAAAGCCGGCCGTTTGAGGTAGAAGCTGAAAGAGCGATTTCTTATTCTTTCTCAAATAATTTATAAAATAAACGTGTACAATCAACTAACTTTTTGATATAATAGTATGTTAGATTATAGTAATAGGACTGATATAATGAAAATTGATTATCTGTATGATAATGCAACAGAATCAAGCACTCAAGTGATCTATATTAACGGCGGAGAGTTTGAAGGTGTTCGCTTTAGGTACACTAATGTGAAAGTAAATGAAAACTCTGAATCGCTTGAATATAGTATGGAAGTGTTAGATGAAAAACATGAGCAATTATTGGAAAGCCAAGATTTCCAATTTGTAACCTCAGAAATTTTAACTGATATTATAACAACCTCTTACAACAATCCCAAACAAGGACAATGATGAAAGAAGTCGAATTAGAGTCTTTGATACTAAAAGAAATCCTTTCAAATAAAGATTTTATGCGCAAAGTAATACCCTTCGTGCAAAAGGATTATTTTAATGGAACACAACGCATTGTATTCAATCAGATTGTAGAATTTGTAACAAAATATAATAAAGCTCCGACTCTTGAGGCTTTATCTATTGAAATACAGAACGAATCGATTAACGACGACCAATACGTTGACGCAGCAGAAATGCTTTCTGAAATGTCAGAGATGGATTCAAGTTCCAACCCGGAATGGCTGTACGAGACTACAGAAAAGTGGTGTCAGGACCGAGCGATACACAACGCTATCATGGAATCGATTACTATCATTGACGGAAAACACCAAGAACTTTCTAATGGAGCTATACCAGAGCTATTACAAAAGGCTTTATCTGTATCATTCGATTCTAACGTAGGTCACGATTACTTTGATGATGCTGAAGCTCGACATGAATACTATAACAGGGAATCAGTAAAGACTCCATTTGATTTAGAATACTTTAATAAAATAACTGAAGGTGGAGTTGAACCTGGAACACTTAACGTTATACTCGCAGGAACTGGTGTAGGAAAATCTTTAACAATGTGCCATTTCGCTGCAGCCAATATAAGTGAAGGTAAGAATGTATTATACCTCACTATGGAAATGGCGGAAGAGAAGATATCTGAGCGTGTAGATGCTAATTTGATGAATGTAAATATAAATCAAATTAAAGGTTTGAGTAAAACTAATTTTATGTCTAAGATTGCTTCTGTCATAAAAAGATTGACCAAATCTCATGGTAAGCTTATAGTTAAACAATACCCGACTGGCACTCCTCATGTTGGACATTTTAGAGCTTTACTAAATGAGCTTCAGCTTAAAAAGAATTTTAAGCCGGATATAATTTACATCGATTACCTAAACATATGTTCATCTTCTAGGATGAAGATGGGTGGAGCGGTCAACACGTATTCTTTAGTAAAGTCCATAGCTGAAGAAGTGCGAGGTCTAGCAATTGAATTTCAAGTTCCTATCTTTAGTGCAACCCAAACTACTCGATCAGGATTTAGTAACTCGGATGTTGCTATGGAAGACATTTCAGAGTCTTTCGGTCTAGCTCATACTGCTGATATGCTTTTTGCCATGATAGTAAATGATGAGTTACGCGAATTAAACCAAATTCTTGTAAAGCAATTGAAGAACCGATACTCTGATGCTGGTGAAAATACAAGGTTTATTATAGGAGTCGATCGACCTAAAATGAAATTGTATGATGTCGATGACAGCGCACAAGACGTAATTGGGTCTAATGGTAAAGATGAAGACACCGGACCAGCAAATAGATTCGGTATGAGAGAAACACCAGACTTCACTAACATAGAGATTTAAGAGATGATAGAAGCTATACTTGCAGTTGACGATTTAGGTGGAATTGGAAAAGGTAGAACTCTTCCATGGAGCTATAATCCAGAGGACATGACTAGATTTAAGACCCTTACTTCAGGAAAAACTGTAGTTATGGGAAGAAATACCTGGAATGACCCTCTTTTTCCTAAACCACTGAAAGGTAGAAGAACTGCGGTTATAACTTCTTCATCAGCGAACTTAGTACAATCTGACTTATGTGATTTCATATTACCAAGCGCCTTAGACTCTACAACAACGGAAATTGAGAAAGAAATATTGCTATTAGAAGATATTTTTAACAATATAGTTCTTATCGGTGGCGCCAAAATCTATAATGATTTTCTTCATTTAGCTAAGTACATACACATTACTAGAATCTACGGAGACTACAATTGTGATACTAAAGTGAATCTAGATATCCTTTCAAAATATAAATTGATCGGAGAAAGAGAGTTCGATAATATGAAATTTGAAACATACCTTAAAGATAATAAAATTTAGTTATAAAAATCTCATGCTTATTCCAAATTAATCTAATAATGTTGTTTACATCTTGGCCCAGTTTGATATAATAGTACCATAAATTGATTGGAGAGATATATTATGAAATTTACACTTTATGTTGGTTCAAACAAAGCTACTTCACAAATCGTTGATGAAGGTTATAACTCAGGCCTTTTAAGCGAGTTCAAACTAGATCGTACAGTCTCTATTCCAAAATCTACTAAAGATTTTAAAGACTCTATGATAGATCTTTTAGCTGAAAATGGGTTTAACGCTATCATCGCGGAAGACACTCAAAGCGAAAAGTTCTTTTTAATCTACGAAGATTTCGGTGGTATTACTAAGTTTACTAAAATCGAACCGTTTCTTTATCCTTACGCCTAATAGCGGAGTCCATAATGATCATCGCATACGGATCAGATTTACATTTTGAGTTCGGGGGAACAGGCTTAGTCGAAGCAGTCTCTTCAGTCGACGCCGATGTTTTGGTGCTCGCTGGAGATATTGCTACGGAAAAAGACTATAGCCGAATGGCTAATCTAGACAGTCCGAAAGGAAAGCTTCTTAGGGATTTCTTTGATGCTGCTTCAGCTAATTTTAAAGCAGTAATAGTAATCGCAGGAAACCATGAATATTATGGCAGTACTTTAGGGAAAGCTGACAGTAAAATTAGAAGCACCTTAGACTCCCTATACTCTAATGTCCATTTTCTCCAAAACGAGATTTATGAATGGGAAGATGTCTCATTTTATGGAACTACTATGTGGACTCCGATGGCAGACCACAATCCAGTATACCGCAATGATATCCATTTTGGAATGAATGATTTTAAACGCATTCGCCTAGGGTATAACGAGAACTATCGAAAAATAACTCCGAATGATGTAGCTGGATTACATAGGCAATCAATACGAGATTACGTAGAGTGGTCATCTAAGATATTACAAAGTCGAAAGGTAGTGTTAGTGCAACACCACGCTCCTACAAAACTTTCTATAGCTGACACGTTTAAAGGAAGCAGATATAATGATGCTTATTACAGTGAGTATCTTGAAAGAATCTTAAGTTATGATGAATTCGGCAAATTACCGGATATTATAATTCATGGCCATATCCATACTCAATCTTCTTATGATTTCAACGGAGTTAGAGTTTTAGCAAATCCTCGTGGTTATGAAAAACATGAAGCCTCGGCTGATAATTTTAAATTCGAACTGGAGGTAATATGATATACGTTGACATGAAAACATATTCGAATGGCAGGAAAAAGAAGTATGACGCTTATAATAAACCTAAAACTCAAATAAAGAGCCAAGGAACTCTGAATTGGTCATTCACTTCTCCTCGAAAAACTAGCAGCACGATTAAATCTCTTACAACTAAAGAGACTCATACTCAGAAGGTAGAACCTCAAAGATATACCGGATCTTTAATTAAAGGTATTTCGACAATGCACAAAAGCAATGCTGTTCCTGTAATTAACGAAGAAGAAATGAAAGATCATGCGGCTATGAGGAGATAATTATGGTCACAAAGAAACATATTCAGCAATTAGCAGCAAAGGCTGGACTCGAAGTGACATATGATTATAACCCAGCTCGCTCACGCTATGAAGCATCTATTGGATCCCAGCATTTCCGTTCATTAGCAGAATGCCGCGACTACCTCATTATTGAAAGACACTTGGAGCAATCAGAATGAAGCCTTTATTTCAACAGCAATGCGAAGCACTGGTTAAGACACTTACTAAAGCGAAAGCAAATGAAGCTAATACCCTATACATGTATACTTGGATAAACGACGTACAACCGTGCGGCACTGCCGCTTGCGTTTGCGGTTATCAAGCGCTATCAAATGACTTGAGGTTATTCAAGGGAGCTATGAAAACTGTCGAGTGTAGCGGAGACTATTACGATATAGCGACAGCCATATCCGATAGCATAGATATTAGCTGTGAAGAGTTTTTTGGCAATGACGATTTAGCCATGAGCATTTACGTGCAAACATCCCACGAACGCCTTCTCTACGCTAGAAGAGCACGCTTCGTAGATGAAGAAACCCAAACCCTACTATCCTTTAAACACCTTACAAGCGACGAACCAACAATTGATGCTGCGATTGAGTACATTGAGTTCGTGATTGAAAAGTGTAAGGAGTGGGTGCAACTAGAAAGGGCAGCGCGGCCGCTTATACTACCAAGTCAGACTACTCAATAGAATATCTCATGTTTGTTGTTGAATTATGTGAAAATAAACGTTTACTTTTGCAGAGAACATGATATAATAGTACCTTAAATTGATGAAGGAAATACATTATGAAACCACTTTTCCAAAGACAATGCGAAGCGCTCGTCGCCGCGCTTACTAAAGCGAAAGCAGTCGACGGCGCAAGGCTGAGCATGAGCAGTTGGGTAAGTAGCTTGCACTCTTGCGGCACTGCGGCTTGCGTATGTGGCTATCAAGCGCTGACGGAAGACCTAAGTTTGTTTGACGTGGCGGCCGAATATGCAGGAGATTACGAAAGTGTAGCCACAAATATATCTGAGGATTTAGAGAATAGTTGCCACCAGCTTTTTGGTTATACCTATTTAGCAGCTAGCATTTATGCGGGAACCGATAAAAGCCGCATTTACTTCGCACTAAACGCCATGGTCGCTGACAAAGAAACGTTAGAAACCTTCAAGCACCTGACATCTGAAAACCCATCACTTGACGATGCGATAACTTACATTGAGTTCGTGATTGAAAAGTGCAGGGAGGAAGCCGCATGAAGCCTTTATTTCAACAGCAATGCGAAGCACTGGTTAAGACGCTTACTAAAGCGAAAGCAAATGAAGATAATATTTTGCACATGTATACTTGGGTAGATGAACACCACTCTTGCGGCACTGCAGCTTGTGTTTGTGGTTATCAGGCACTTTCAAATGACCTCAGTTTGTTTATGGAAGCCACAACATATTCAGGAATTCACGAAGATATAGCTAACAATATAACCTATGACTTGGATAATAGTTGTTACGACCTTTTCGGTAATAAGCATGCATCTGCAAGTATTTATAGTGCACACCACTGCGGCCGCCTCAACCACGCGCAATACGCAGAAGTCGCAGACGAGAAAACACTCAGGACCTTTAAACACCTTACACGCCCCAAACCATCACTTGATGATGCGATTGAGTATATCAACTTCGTTATCCAGAAATGCTAGGAGAAAACCGCATGAAAAACCAAGAATTCAAACAGATGGTAACCAATGCTATTGACGCTTTAGAGCAGCAAGGAAAAGAGTGCTTAAATTACGATGGACAATGCAAATATCTCAATGAAAATGGGATGTGCTGTATCGTTGGGCATATGATGCCGGATAATAAAACAAGAGAAGACGCCGACCTGGAGTCAGAGTTGGGTAGAGACAGCTGTATCATAGCATTGAGTAACATTGCTTTTTCATGGTGCATGCAGTTTACCGATGACCAAATCTTACTATTAAGTAAACTACAATATATTCATGATACACCACCCGACGAATACTTTACCTTTGAAAACCGTATCACTCATATGCGTAACTTAGCCGAAAAACTTTCTACGGAGAATAATGTATGAAAACCTGGTTAATCATTAATGTAACGAACTTTGCTTTGCTCATGCTACTCGAGCTGCTAACAAATATGGAGCTTGTCCATCTTGACGACTTAGCAACTGTCGTCGTAACGCTTAACGTCATAGCTTTAATTGTTTCGTGGGCAGTGTACCTTTCAGTATTATTCTGGGGAGAGCAATTGTTATGAGTGATTTAGAGGAACGGTACGTCGACAAATTTGGTGAAACTTCTGAAGATTACTATGTGTTCGATAACCATGCCAATGAGTTTTTATTGGTGAGCCAAACTGCCAAAGCGCTGAACGAGAAAGACAAACGCATTGCAGAGTTGGAGCGTGGATGGATTAGTGTTGAAGATAGGTTGCCAGATGTAGGTGTTAACGTACTTATTTATTGCGCTAATTGTCCTAAAGGTTTAATCGAAAACAAGCATTATAGTGGTTGGTATTTAAACCTGCCGATTAAACAAGGTGCTGTTTATAAAGCACTAACTGGATTACGTTGGCACTCAACTTGTACACCTCCCGATAGCTGCTTCGGTTTTTTCGGTGATGAAGGTGTAGTAAGCCACTGGATGCCACTGCCAGAACCACCAAAGGGGATAAGTGATGAGTGATTTAAGTAAGTGGGTAATTGAACTTTATCAAACAGGTACAGATAGTCGCGCTTTTTTTGAGGTTATGGCTACAAGCTACGACGTCGCAGAAGGGATAGGGCAAACCTTTATGGCAAATATGCCAGAGGTTTATTTAGACCTACGTGACGGTTATGGTGAACGTGAAATGTTCTGGAATGTTTCTGTTGAAGAGGCTTCAAGTGATGAATAACAATCAATCTAAGAAACAGAGGGCTATCCAGCATAACAAAGAACGCCTAGAGCGTTTAGCCCTTGAGAAAGACAAACGCGATAATCCTAAAAAGTACGAGCTTCCGAGAAATGAAGGCGCTGAACGACGGGCACGCGAATGGCAAGCAATAACGATATTAGGTGGAGTGCAAAAGCTATCTGGATTAAAGGAGAGTAAGTGATGGGATATATAATAGTATTTTGTTGGGGAGCGACTGTCGCCTTGGGAGCGACTGTCGCCTTGTTAGGAGCTTCTTATATAGACAGGAATTTTGAATCACAAAAAGAAGATGTTGACGCTTCGATAAAAATTTGTGAAGCCTTAGACTCAAAACCAGTGTCTTTAGATCAATACTCGGTAACTTGTGAAAATGGTATGGAGGTAAGTTTTGAATAACAGACTACATAAACCCCCTATTCATATACTTGATTCTTACTCTATCCCTTATCATATGGACAATATAAAAAGGCACCTTTCTTACTGTATTCATAAAAAAGAAACGACATTAACTCTTTTTACGAAAGACCATAAAAAAGTAGTAAAAATATCGGACGAAGATTTTAGTAAGTTAGGAATTCCTGAAAGTTACAATTGGGAAATGTATAGGAAAAAAGAGTGGCAAAAAGAATTAGAAACTTTGTATAAGAATATGGGGGATTAAAATTAATTTGAAAAAAGTCAAAATAAACGTTTACTTTCGCTGAGATCTGTATATAATAGTACCATAAATTGATGAAGGAAATATTATTATGACACAAGAAATCGGCTCTATCGTTAACCACGTCTACTCTCAGTCTAAGTCATTCCCAGAAGTTGGAGAAGGGGCAACTATGGGTAGTTGGTCAGATCGTTATGCGGCAACAGTAGTTGAAGTCTTTGAGAAAGGAGTTTATACTTACGCCGGAGTTCAAGAAGATTTTTCTAAAATAGTAAGTGATGGCGGAATTCACGGTATACAAGCATATGAATATACTCCAAATCCTGATGCATTTATTGACTTCTGGAGAAGTAAAGATGGAACTAAATGGGAAAGATGTGTACAAAATGCTGAAACTGGTAGGTGGGTAAAACGCTCTTATGGTAGCATATATTTTGGCCGAAGAGATTCGTATTATGACCCTCATTTTTAAGGAGCATTAAAGTTTAGTGAAAACTATACCGAAGCAAGCAATCATAGATTTTATTGATGATAAGTCTAGAGAATTTGGAAGTATGATGGATCTAAAAACCTGCCAAAGGATTTTAGATTTCATTGAATTATATGAAATTGAAAAGGAAACAAAATAGTGAAATTTATTTTATGGCTAATAGGATATATTCTAGGATATATAATAGGAGTCAACACAACAAGTTCATTAAACGTCTTAGCTGTAGGTATTACATGCGCTATAGTGTATTGTGCGTTTGATTTTTTTAAGTATGAATATCGACACAAATATAGGAAAAATAAAGTATGAAAAAAGTTTTAACCGCAGTAAGTCTAGCTGCATTGCTAGTTTCTTTCGAAGCCACTGCTCAAAGTTCCATTGAACAAGATCTGTCTTCTATTTGTGAAATAGTCTCGGCTGATGACAAGTCACAACTTCGAAGAAAACTTAATAAAGTTAAATCTAAACATAGTTTAAAGTTTGCTGACTACTATGACGGCATTACTTGTGGAAATAACTCTTTGATGATGTATGCCGATAATAACGGTTCCTTAGACGTTTTAGAGCTCATGACTAAAAAAGTTAGCCGTGTAATGGCAGCAAAAGAGTTAGAGTCTTGGTCAGGTTCAGCAATTGGACGAGGCCTCTTAGAAGAAAGAGTCCACTAAATGATTCAATATAAAGAGCTGGTACAAAATGTACTAGAATATGGAAATTATACGATTGACCGCACCGGTGTTGGGACTCTCTCAACATTCGGTGAAAAGATGACTTTTGACTTGAATGATGGCTTTCCGGCACTCACTCTAAAGAAGCTTGCGTGGAAATCTGTAGTGTCAGAATTGCTTTGGTTCCTCGAAGGTTCAGATAATGAAAGGCGCTTAGCTGAGATTCACTATCAAAAGCCTAAAGAAGAACTGATTGGCAAAAAGACGATATGGACTGCAAATGCCGATAAACAAGGCCAAGACTTAGGTTATCGCAATAATGATTTAGTAAAAGAATTAGGTCCAGTCTACGGAGCACAGTGGAGAAACTGGTATAATGGCCAGTTTGATGAGAGGCATGATCAAATCCTAAACCTTATCGATTCTCTTAAGTATGATCCATACTCCCGCCGTCATATTCTCACAGCTTGGAACGTTGGTGAAATAGATGATATGGCTCTCCCTCCATGTCATATGATGTGCCAATTTTATGTGCGCGAAGGTAAACTTTCATGCCAACTATATCAGCGTTCGGCAGATATCTTTCTTGGTATACCGTTCAATATTGCAAGCTATGCGTTACTTACCCATATTTTGGCTAAAATAGTAGGGTTAGGTGTTGGTAAATTTGTTCATGTAATTGGTGATGCTCACATTTATACAAATCATGTAGATCAGTGTATTCATATGCTTGAATTAGATTCTTACGATCTTCCAAAGCTAGCTCTTCCTGAATTTAATTGTATCGAAAAAGTGATAGGAAAGTCACCAGACGACTTTAAATTGGAAAATTATGAATCACATCCCCACCTGTTTGGAGAAATGGCTACATGATATATGATATAGTCTTTTGGGTAGTCTTTTGGGTAGTATGGTTGAGTTTTATAATCATGTGTTGTTATAAAACATGGAGGAAATCTTTTAGAAAAGGAGTAGTCGCTGGAGTAGAGTCGGTATCTCAAGCCACTGGAGTAAGAATTCTTGCGGCTAAAGACGATGCTTTTAGAGAAGGAGCTCAATGCATTTATAACTATTTGATAGAAAAAGATTGTTGGCCAAAACATTTAGAGTTTAAAATTGAAGATAATAGTATTGTGATATACGATGATTCTATAGATGAATAAATAGTATAGAAAGTATTATTTATTTTACTTTCCTTATAAATTGATTTATAATGATCCTGTTATAAATTATAGAGGAAAAAATTATGGCTAAACTTTGGTTGGGCTTCAATCACGTACCAAGCAATACAAACAAAACTTTACTGAACGTCCTTAAACAGATGGAAAAGGCTGTTAAGGATGATTCGGTATTTGTGTATATAGATGACAAATATGACTTCGTAAAAGGTAGCTCTACATTAGAAATTAAAGTTACTAATAAAGCCGTAGTTGAAACCATCAAAAAGGCTACTCCTAAATTAAAGTGGAAAGCTAAGGGTACTGATGTATCTTCCACTGATATTGTAAGAATCAAAATACACCCATCAGGTGGAATTAGAGGGACAGGAAAATTACCTCGTAAAGGAGAAGCCCTCACAATTCCAAGCACATCCCAACAAGAACAAGGATCAATTGAGTTCTTAAAAGTTGCTCTTAAAAGTGGAAAAGAACCTACCCTAAAATACATCAATGACATTGTAGGATACCCTTTCGGTCAAGATTGGTACCACAACTTTAAAGAGCAGTGGCATGCCTTCAAGAAAAATCATCATAAGATTACAGAACTCCGTAATGCAGAAATATATCTAGACAGCGGAAAAAACGACTCGAACGTTCTACTAGAACTCGCTAAAAAATTCGGACTTAAAGATTTAAAAGATAACTGGAACCCTGCAGATATATGGATAATGAGGCTTAAACGTAGTCAAATCCTTTCTCAGACTAAAGATATAAAAGACTTAAAACAGTTTAACTCCTGGCTAGAAGAAAAGTTTTATTCAAACCACATAGTCGGAGTTTCTCTTAAAAAGGTAGATAAGACTGGTAAGTACTCAGTAGTCTCTGCTAAAGACATCCCGTTCGTAGAATTTGAGCCAAAAAGAGCTCTATTTGACCCCTTTAAAAAGAATTTTATACTTGAAACAAAGGGATCTCAATCAGGATTTAACCTTCGAGTTGGATATAAAGCTGGATCAGTTACATCTGAAAGTAAGATAAATATATTCATAGAAGGCAGACAAGCCGGATCTAAAGTTCAACTTGGCGGTGTATCAACTGCGTTGTTTAAGCAATTATCTAAAGATCTAGGATTTGAAATACCGAAAGATAAGGCAAAGCTCTTAAAAGATCCTTTACCATATTTAAACGAAGCTTTACCGAGACTCAAATCATTATCTTGGGTAGAATGTAAAGATATTGAAATGCCTGATGAAGATCTAGCCCTTAAAGCAGGGGCTTTTCTTACGTATTACCTGGATATTTTTTCAT